TCTTTATTGCCTTTGACATATAGTTTTCCAAACTCCGTATAGACTTTGAGTTCATCTTTCTTAAACCCCGCAAGGGCGATTTCGAGTGTTGATTCATGATTATTTAATTGTATCAAATTATATGGTGGATAGTTGGATTGTGGAAAGTCTGTATTAAAGAATCGGTCTAGGTAATCATCCATTCCTATTCCATTCTTTTGAATCCTTTCCATTAATTCTGGAAGGTTAGCTGCGTGATAGCGTTGTAGTGCGTTCATGATTCTCCTTTAAAAGCGAGTGTTAGTTGTTGTCCCCGAAGGCGACATTACTATTTAAGCACAAATATTATTCTGGAGCATCGGTTAACTTGGTAAGTTTGGTTCGGGTTTCCTTCCAATCTTTAACATGGTACGTATAACCGCCCATTTTCTTTACTGCTTCTGCTAAAGAATAATCATTACCACCCCTTTCCATTCTATCACCAAAGAAATATAATTTATCATCTTCACTAAAATCTCTTAGTATCTGACTTTTATCTCTACCTAACGGTGCTATATCAAGTCCTGTTTGACCACCTACAGTAGCATATAAATCAGGAAACCTTTCGTTAAATCGTCTGGCAATACTTACTCTCTCATGCTCATCCTTATCCCATTGCTTATATACTTCTCTCTCTGTCCAGTTTGCACCTCTACCCAATATACTAAAGTTTATGCAACCTGGTCTTTCTTCTATATGTGGATCAGTTCTTACACTAAACTGACTGTAATCTAATTCATCTTGTAGAAATTGTCTTACCTCATCAGATGGTTTCCATGTATCTTTATAAACATTATTATCTTTCTCATAGACATCACTACCAGAACAATTATAAACTCGTTTAGCAGTATAAAATATATCCAATCCTACCTGCTCAACTGTCTTTTGCCTATCACTACCAGTGACAAGATAAACATCATGATTACGACAAAATATAAGGAAGGGTGCCCAAAATTCGTGTTTGATTTCCTTCCTACTAGGTGTCAAAGTCCCATCAACATCAAAAATAAATTTTTTCATTCAATAATCAAACTCATCCAATATATCTAAAGCATTATTCAATGCCTGTTGAGCTGCCCATCTTTCTTTACTATCCCAATTAGGATACCACACCTTATCATCAATCCCCTTCTTTATATTGAGAAGACGTGATTCCATATCTACTTTTTTAAGTCGTCCGTTCATGTATGTCCTGTACCTCGAATCAGGCCAAGGACAACTAGCATACTTTCTAGGAAATAACACTAATCCTCTTCAACCTTTTTTTTCTTACTACCTATATTATACTTTGTTTCAAGTATCCAATCACCTTTATCTTTATATGCTAATACTTTGATCTGATTTAGAGGTGCAATATCTTGTATCTTAGTTGCATCTACAACACCAACCAATCCCCAATCGGCAAGGAGTTGAGCAATACGATTTCTACGTTGAACATCATTACCAGTAAGATTAGCATGTTTCCCATCAAGGGCAAATAGTTCCTTAAAATGAACAAGGAAGTATCTTCCCTGCTTATGCAATATATGGCACGATTGATATATCTTCTTTTCTTTTCTTGATGCTACACCAATTCTTGTTAAAGTCTCACGGACTTTTAAGAAATCATCTGGTTCATTAAGGGTTACCTCTACCATTTGTTCGGGTGCCCATTTAACTTCAGGCTCTTGAACCACACTCATTGTCTTCCTCCAGTTTCAAATTTAGATTTTATAAAATTAAGTTGTTCTTTGGTTAGGATTTTTAGAGCCTGTTTTGCCTTTTCGTTACTATAACCATAATAACGTTTTACCAATTCAAGATCTTTAATCTCATCTTTACGCAACCAAGGAGAAAATCTCTTCTTAGTTCTCAGTGTATTTAGTAAAAAATCATATTGAAATTTTTTTGGTAAAAAATGATACCTATTCATCTCATTTGCAAACATGATTGCATCAAGATGTCCAGAGTAAATACGATTAATAATATATGGTGAATATTCTTTCTCTAATGAAGGGTCTTCATCAATCAAATTTTTCTTAGTTTGGTTGATAGAATTTAACCAATCTTTCAACTCAGTCATAAAAATATTTCATCTTTACTAGAGTCTACCACTATACCAGTATCTTTTGCAACTAATTCTACTGCCTGTTGAGAAAGATAAACACCACTATTCATAGAAACATTCATATGAGGATCAATGTGTTCTGCTAAATTATCAACGTCTCTTATTAAATTAGAATACTTAGGATCAGAAAGGGCAAACTTTTGCTCTCTCTTAGTAGTATAATGACATACAACAGGATTAAAATATTCCTTATGCTTTTGTTCTATCCATCCCTGTGTAACGTCTTGAGAAGCAAAGAGACCCTCTGAGACACCCATACGACTAAAGATAACCCATACAGCATATTGGTCAGCTATTCTTCTATTAGGAACTGGTAAAAGAACTTGATTTTTTTTAAACAATTCCATCAACTCAGATAACTCACCTAACCTTTCAACAATATCACGATGGATACCATCATTCAATAAAATGACACCAAGACAATGTTTATATACTTCACATTTTCCACCTAGATCATATATACAAGATTCAACTAAATCAAGTTGTTCTCTTATATTTTTTCCACCACCATGATTTGGATCATGTCTAAATCCAAATTCCTCTCTACCATATACATCATGAGTACAATATGTATCAAATAGATACTGAACATCTTGATAGAAAATAGTATCAGCATCTACATATAAAATATTATAAAATTCATCATCAAAACACTTAAGATTATACCATCTATGAATTGACCAAGCATTTAACATTGTATGATCAAACCCTTCAGCAAAAGGTTTAATTCTTACTGAATAATTGAGAGCAAAATAAGGTGGAATAATATGTGGATTATCACAAAAAAGATAGATAGCAATTTCTTTATTAAATTCCCTCAATGAAGAAATACTATGCTCAAGTCTTTTTATTTCATGATCGTTAATATGTTGATGCTCATTTACCTTAAATGAATAAACAACAATATTCTCAAAATCATTATTCCTACCTCTCAACTTATTTAATTTTTCACGTATATTTTTATCCATCAACTAAACCCTCCTTTTTTAATCTATCATAATTATAACATCCATCAAAAGTCAACTTAACTTTAGGATTAGTATTATAATTCATTAGTAACAATTCTTTTCTATCCTGTTGATTTTTCATATACTGACCAACAGATCTCATTGTATATGTTAAATCAAATTCACTAACAGTCCATTCCTTAAAACGATCTTTTACTAACTGAGAAGAATTATATGATACCATCATATCAGCAGTATGTTTATCACAATCTTCTGCAAATTTATCATGATCAAATCTCTTATGCATAGCACCTTTTTTACCATAAAGATTATCCTTAATATCATAAGGAGGATCTAAGTAGATAAATGCTCCATCCCAATCTGTTAGTAGATCTTCATAAGATACATTTGTAATCTTCCAGTTCTCAATTATTTTTTGATATCCTGTGATTTTTTCAATTCCTCTATAGGAGAAATTAGATTCACTGGCTTGGGCTGAAAAAGAACTCGACTCAGTGAGACCAGAAAAGCTACACTTATTAACAATATAAAAATACGCTGCACGGTCTCTACTGGATAGTTCTTCATCGTTAATTTTTTCTTTTGCTTTATTAAAAAGTTCCCTAGCAGAATCTCTCTCAGGATATTTATTCTTCAGACTCCATATTATGTCTTGAAGATTTTGTCCGTCGTTCTGTATGGTCTGCCAGAAGTTTACAAGAGGTTCATATAAATCATTAACCCAAATACTTATTTCAGGATGCATCTTAGAGATGTAAAGTGCTACACTTCCTCCTCCAAGAAATGGTTCACGAAACTCTTTATAGTTACTGAAATTAGGAAAGAACTGTCCCATTTTAGTGCAAGCACGGGACTTACCACCAGGATAACGTAAAGGAGTTTTAAGAGATTTCATACTCAATAGAATCTATTTCTATTGTAGTCTCTACCAACTTCCACTTCAACAGAATCAAAAATTCTATTTAATGAACGAGCAAACATTCTATATCCAGAACCAACATACAGTTGTCCTGCTACTACAGAAAATGTTGCTACACCCCAGAAGATATAATAAAATCTAGATTTAACTTGTGCTCTTTGTTTTTCTTTAGTAATCATTTTTCATCATGTTTATGTTCAAGTTTACCAGACATTTCATATGCATCTTTGTTTCCACCGTGACCATGTGCAATACCTAGTTCATGCATTTTAGCATGTTCGTCAATCTGATCTTTCAGATTCTTCTTACCTGGTCCAAATGTAAGATAAAGACCATAAATGACTAAACCTAAAACAACTAAACCAAAGAATAAAATAAATCCTTGATCAGGTGTTAAATTTAGATGTGGGATTATAGCATCAGGTTGTTTCTCCCATGTACCAGGTAAGTTATACACTGAGGGTTTTGATAAAAAAATCATTTGAATTCACACTCCACCATAATTTCTGTAAGACAGGCTAACATATTTATCTCTTGATCTGCGACGAATGCCATTTGATATTGATACTTAGCAATAACAAGAACAGCAGCAGGTACAGTATTCGGAACCAAGGATTCGTAAAGACTATCATAAATCCTACGGAATAGGACAGAAGTATCGTTGTCCATATTATTGTTGACCCACTTACGGACTTCAGGAAAGTTTTTTGCTTTAAGGTTTTTAATGAGATCATCGACTGCTACATCAGAAAAGGCTGCTAAAATTCCACTATCTATCTTACCACTAACAGAGTATCTCTGACACTCATTTAATACTCTTCTCCAATCTGGAAAATGTTTATTAATTAATTGTATTAATACTTTCTTATCAGTTTCAATCCTTTCTTGCTCCAAGATAAAATTGAGTCTTTGGAAGAAGTTAGCAGCGATTTGCTGCTTCTCTTTTCCTCTAATGGAGAAGTCAACCACAGCACACCTGGAATGGAGGGGTTCGAGGATTTTATTCTTGTAGTTGCAAGTGAAAATGAATCGACAGTTCCCTGCAAACTCTTCGATAAATGCTCTGAGGAGGAGTTGTACGTCGTTCCCTGTATTATCTGCCTCATCAATGATGATGACCTTGTGCTTCGCTTCCGAAGAGAGAGATACAGTTGATGCAAAGTTCTTTGCGTTATTACGTACTGTGTCGAGGAATCTTCCTTCATCGGATCCGTTGATGACATAAAAATCTACTCCTAGTTCGTTGCATAATGCTTTCGCAACAGTGGTCTTTCCTACACCAGGAGGACCAGCAAGAAGCATATTAGGTATTTCTCCTTTATTTAGAAATTCCTTAAATGTTTTCTTTATGTTATCTGGTAAGATACATTCTTCAATTGTTTTGGGTCTGTATTTTTCAACCCATATAAAGTCACTCATTCTTCAAATGTTGTAAGTTTTTTATACTTCTCATACAACTCACCCATCTTAGGTTCAGTTCCACGAGATTTCCACATTTGTTGTAGAATTAATTTCATATCATCCATTGGCACTACTACCGATAAATTTCCATGTGTGTGTGCTTCAGTCATAAATCATTCCAATGACGTATTACTCCGCTAACAATAAAACAGTTAGTAATGAGATAAGAAAGGAAAATAATAGAACGTACCAGAACAATGTGATTGTCGTATCGTTTAGTTCTTGTATCTTCGAAACTACCCAACGCATACTTCCATATTCTCCACAATTTTATCATCAATTAAAACTAGAATCAGGTTCTAATGCAATATAATATTTTAAATTATGATTAGTATTTGAAAATCTTGATAGAAGTTTAGAAGAAACAACTACATCATAAGCACCAGGAATAATTTTAATATTCTCCACCTTAAAATTAAATGCAAATTCTTTATCAGTCTCACCAACTACAATGGCAAACTCATTAGAAGTATCATTCTTCTTATCACGAACAACAAGTTTAACAACACCTGCTTCTCCTATTGCTGATAAATCAGGAAGTTGATATACTGCTGCTGCCTTAAGTAATTTTTCTAATGCAATACTATCTAACTGAAAATGAACATCCTCAGAAGGAAGTGTAATCTCTTTCTCAGGTGGAGAAACAATAACAGCTGGATCAGCATAGAAATATTTTACTCTACGTTTACCTTCACGAATAGTAAGATAAGATTCTTGCCCAAAATCCATATCAGGATCCTGATGCAATCCAAGTCCATTTAAGAATTGATTTAAATCATAGATGGCAAAATCTTTTGGGAATTCTTCATCTATAGATGCTTCTGCAAGAATATTCTTAGCAACAGAAATAGTACGAAGACTATTACCTTGTTTTACAAGAATAGAATTATTAATTCCAGCAAAGTTTTTAAGGATTGTGTGTGTTTTATCAGAAAGTTTCATAACCACGGGTCGGAGTTTCATTGTTTGTGTTTCCACTAAAATAGTAAAGAAGTAGACAATAATGCATTGCTTTTAGTATATCACGTTTTGCTTGTCCTT